TTATGTGGGCAAATCGCCTTCGAACAGGCGTTACGACATAGCCATTCGCTATGTCTAGCCCACACGTCTCACGGAATGCTAGGTGAAAATTCGCATTTACTTCACCATCGCGAAGCTGGTAGGAGTTACGACCGAACGACTTCGCCCTATTGACCTTAAAGCCGAGCGCTTCAAGCGCATCAATAACGCGCTTAGCAATCCTGCTGGGGACGACGATATCGTCCCCGTAAGCGCCGATCTGGCCAATCAGGTCATTGTACAACGACTGAGACTTGCCGTAGTCATGTCTGACTACCGCCGCACAGACAGCAAAGAAGAAGGCTGTCTGTAGGATGAAGATGGGTGCCAAACCCATTCCATCAATCTTCTTCGTTGTATAGGCGAACAACTTACCGTCGAAGGGCTTTGTTAGGCCCTCAACGGGATGTTCAACGAGAAGCTCACTAGCTCGCACGCATCGGACCATCTCCTGAACCCATGTTGGGTAAAACTCACGGAGATGAAAAATACTAAGTGAGTCTGATGCGTTTGAAAGGTCAATCGTAGAGAGACTGAATCGACCTTCCGAGCTAGAGTAGCTATTAACAACAGCAAGACGTTGGCGATATTGATCGAATATGTTAATTTGTCGCCAGAACTTTGAACGTCTTGCCGCTGACACGAGGATGTTCCTTGCTCCTTGCGCGTTGTAAGCGTGCGGAGCAGAGTACGTAGTAATGGTTCGTGGTCTAAAAGAATCTTTTTCGACCAGGACCAAACGTGCTCGGGGAATGTCATTTGTGTCCTCCTCCATCCAAGGGGCGTAAAGGATACCCCTAACTTTTCTGATCTTCTTCAGACCATGCCACTTTTCAGGGTAAGTACTCCCCTGCCAGGTCGCACCCGGTCCGTGATGACCAGAAATCTCATAATCGATGAAATCATCGTCGATAACAATCTTCGGCTGATTGCTTCCGAAGATTTCCGTCAGGAACCCACGGAGATAATCGTTAAACCGTGGGGAGAAGCCGTAGTCCAACAGCCTCGCATAGAATTGCTCAGCCGTTGGTAAACTATTGTCCCATCGGATATATTCCTCTGTCGCGGTTTTAACCACGTCATTCGGGAATCCGTAGGGAACTTTCGACATAAAATGAAAAGCCGTATGTAGGGCTCTGGCCGGGTAAGATTTTGTCGAATAAGCCCAAACCATTGCCTTCAGATACGGCATACACATCCGGAGGAAGTCTTCATCCACGTTCTCAGCGAACGTGAACGGCGACATCAGATCCTGCCAGAACTTCTTAGCATTATAGTTCAGGCGGATAATGATGTCACGGAAGATCTTAAGCCCCTGATGACGTCCGACTAGAGCGTCAATAAAGGGCTCAGGGTCGACAAGATTTTCATTCCGGATCGGGTATCGAGCAACGATTGCCTCGATAATTGAGTTATCCATTTCTTTACCTCCTGGAATTCTTTAATTCATCGATAAGTTCAGTGAGGTGGGAGCCCACGATTGCACTAAGGCCCGCGACGATGCCTTTATCGGCATTACTCATTTCGCGTTCCCACACAGTGCGAGGGGCTAACGGATTAAAAGCCGGAATATTCGGTGTTCTTTCATATAACCGAATATGAGCCATCGCTGATGTTACATGCGAATAGCTCTTGGTAAAGTCCGGCAGTCCAGTAATACCATTCATGCTCTCTTGAGCGTGCTTGAAATAAGCATCCATGCGATGTGTCGTATACAACGCACGGAATTCGCATGAGGAGAGCAGTGGGTCCGTAATTGCATCCGCCAGCTTAAGAAGTGCTGTAGGCCTAAATAGCCAGTCAGCAACAAAGCTGAACGGCTGCACTAGCCACCAGTTCTCAAAGAATCCAGAGCCGCCAAACTCGGTGAGCCCTGAGATGAACTGCAACCATTCAGGCAAAATGGGGATATCAACCCTCACTTTGCCATGGATTACAGCCCTATGGACGTTATAGAATCGTCCAGTTCTCTGGGCCCAATTAGCGGAGTCGGGAGCAGGGTCACCTTCCGAATGACCTAGACCCCAACCACTAATCCAGACATCTTTACCTGCTAGGGAAGCGAGGCGCTTGTAGCGCTCGAGGCCTTTTGCGAATATGTCGGCCTTCTCTTCCCAGAGTCGCAGGTTAGGCGAAATGCCCCATGACCAGCTAAGATACCCGCCGAGTAGTGCGCGGGCACCAGCCGTCCACAAGCTGCCTTTAAGACCTATGAACTGATGGACGTGCCGATTTCGAATTATGGCACGTAATAGGTCTTTAGAGATGCCCGGATTTCGCTTT